ACATTTGCGATTGTTTACCTTGTCACGATACAGGCAGGAATTGGATGTAGTTGCCGAGCTACCATAGGAGCGAAGAAAACCTTGGCTGGCGAGCCCGATATAGGCTTTGTTGAAAACTTCCTGTAGGTTTTCATAAGGAACAATGTAGTCCAATTCTTGCCTGTATCGGGGAACAATAATATTGTTCAGAACAGATTCAATTTCAGTTTGACTTACCATCTTGCTTTTGCCTTTGCGTCTAATTCTTTTAATTGTTCTTGTTCTGAAACATCTATCAATTTGTCGCCAAGCACAAAGGAGACAAAGAAAAGACCCAGAACAATCGGGATCAGCCCGAGAATGATTGGATGTTCGATCAAATATGGATAGCCGGTATCCAGTAAAAACATGATACTATGCCAAGACAATAGGCTGACAAATGCCAAAGAAAGCACCATCAAAGCCAGAGCGAAGATCGTCAATGCAATGAAGATGAGCCCGAGAGAGATGCGATTGACTACAGCGTCAAAGGATAGGTTCTTGTTTTTATATTGCATTTCTTGCTTTCAATGGGTTTCGGGTTCATCGCCATCATCGTAATGGATTTTGCCATAATCAGCCGGAATCGAACGCTTGACGGCTTCATTGATAATCCTATCAATATCGAAATGCATTTCTGAAAAGTCTGAATTTCGAGCTTCTTTCCGCTCTTCTTCCAAGCGTTCATCCGTCAATGGAACATAATACAATTCACCCGGATAGAACCATGGCCGTTTGAATTCTTGTTCTGGTGAGTCAAAAGACGTTAGTCGCTGGATGTATGGGGACAATCCATTGTCCGAAGGCCGTTCAATAGCCTCTCTTTGCCACACAGAAGGCCGCAGGAGACGTTTCCGAGTTGGTAGGACAGCACCAGCACCCAGAGCCCTAAAATGCCTCCAATTACCGCTATTCCTATCGTTGGAATAAGCAGGAGCAATGCCGTCACAACAGCACCCGCCGCAATGATGAGCAATCCAAGTCCGAGCCGAATGAAGAAAGCCAGATTGATTTCTGGTAAGTTCATTGTCGCAATTTCACCCGTTTTTCGTCTCTTCGTTGCGCTTCCATTTCCTTATGAAAACGACGCTTTTCCAGATAAGCCAGCCCTACGATGATAGCGCCCGTTATGCCCACGAACCAAGCCATCAGTGTTTCGTTTCGTGTATGTGTGCCGGATAATCGAGCGGCGCATTGCGCTCAATCAATCTCTGTTCGATTTCCTTCGCCATTGCCGCACAGCGTTCGACATAGGCGTTTGTTCGCATGACATAGATTGCATGATCAATTTCGGCCCGTTTCTTGCCGAAATAGGAACCCGCCGCAAAGCCGATTGAACAACCTACACAAAGAAAGAGAAAGCTCATTTCGACTCCTTTTTGGGTTTACTGGAATAATCGATTTTCAATTCGCTTGCGCCCATGGCGTCAAGTGTTGCATTGATATCGAGGATTCGTTCCTTGGTGATGTACAATTTTCCGGTCTTTTCAGCATGTTCCCGCCGATAGTACTCAATCAGACAAATTTCCTTCGATGGCCAAGGCCCATTGAACAAACCAATGCCGTTGTCGAAATACCAATCGCCCGACTCCGTTCCCCGGATCATGAGGATTTCGGTGTGCACGGCAGGCAGTTCGATTGCCTCGATTTCGCCTTCGTCATTCATCCGATGTGCCATCACATTTTAGCCCCTATTCGTGCGGAAATCCATCGTTGTAATTCTTTTCGGATTTGATCGCAGACGGCAGCGGCCTTGCCCACCAGCGGGAGTCGATCACCTTGACGGCACCGGTTATGAACAGAGCAAAAAACCCAAGCAGCGCACCCAGAATGATGACCAGAACAGCGGAACCATATGTCGCCGGTTTGGTCCAATGCCAGATTGACCAAATGCCAGCCACGGCATGGGCAGCGAACAAGAGAATGTAAGGACCAATTCCGATCATAGAAATTTTTCTTCTATCCAATTGGCGATGAATTGAAAATCTTTTCCGCCGTCATTCAATTGAATTATATCACCAAGATCATAGTGATTGAAACCATAGAATTCAAGGTCGCTTGCGAATTTCGTATTCGACAATTCTTTTCTTTTGATCATTCTTGCCAGACCAACGGCACAGTAGCAGTTTTGCTTTTCGTCTGGATCAAAGAATTCAAATATGCCAAAGGTTTGTTTGTATTTGCCCGAGCGCAGAGCGTTCACAAATTCCCTTTTGTGGCCTTTCCGTTCTTCATCTGTATATTGCTCTATTGACATGTATTTACAGCCTTATGTTACAGCCATATCACTGGCGTGTGCTGATTGTATTGCCCGAGCTTGCGCAAATGATCAATTGCCGACAACGTGCAATTGGCCGTTCGCTTCTTACCATCAAAGGCAATGAAGGAAATTGGCGACAAAACACCATCCTTACAAAGCGCATCGATAGAGCCTTTGTGTTGGTCTTCAACCGCCGTTAGAATTCCTGATTTGGCACATTCAATCAGATATTGCGCCATGGTAGGTTTTTCGACATCGCCGCCGCTCATGTCATTCATAAGTTCACTCTTTCTTGGTTAGAAGTTCCTTGGCCGCATCGCCCAATGAACCGGGCGAAATTTTTGTGATCACCGGTTCACGACCAGACGCAAAATTTTCCCGCACATTCGCCTGACATTTTTCGATCGTCGCCAAAACGTCCGGAGTGATGTTCAGATTGGTCGTATAATGGTTATTGAGTTTGGCCGATTCATCAACCGTAATCCTCGCATCGGACAAAGCGTTACAGGCTTGAATAGCCTGAACATAAGCCGGTGTGGTGAGACGGGATTGAGTGCATGAGGACAGATTGTAGAAACAGAATGCGCCGACGCAAGCGAGCGCCACATAAAAGCACATTTTGTTTAAAGGGATATCGTCCGGTCTGGTGGTCATTGGTGATTCCATTGGTTCAAATTTTCCCATATTCATCACATTTTTAATTAATTGTCAAGATTGAATCGGAAGCGACTCGATAAAATATCGTTCGGCATCCTCTAGTTTTTCGAGTTTTGATTCCGGACCATAGAACATGTTCTCTTCCGAGTGTTCGGCCCCTTCTAGAAACCAATAGCCGACAATTGGCAAAGCATGTCGATCATCGATAATTTTCACAATCATATCAGGCAGACCAACAGCCTTTAGAGCTTCTTCAAATTTTGGCCTGTCGTTTCGATTTTCATTCCAAATTTTATTATACAAATCGATGTTGTCGCATTGAAGTTTGGTCATGACATGAGCGCAATAAACCGTGCAGCCTTTGATTTCCCGTTCGACTGTCTGCCACCAAACACCATTGACTTGATAGCGGAGCCGTTCCCACTCCCCGATTTCCTCATTCAGAGAATCACACCATATCCAAAAACAGCGTTTGCCATCTATGGTGCATTCACCAAAGTATGGTTGGCCATCCCAACGGAACCACGTTTTTAGTTCCGTAGGTTTTTCGATTTGTGGTTGGAAATCTGCCCGTGTTTGTTCTGATAGCTTAATAATTCCACACACGGTTCATTTCTCCATTTTCTCAATCAAATCGGGATGTTTGGCAATGAATGCTTTGCATTCTTCGACATGGGCCGCAATTGCCTTTCGAACATCATCGACAATCGCTCTTGTATAGCCCATGTCGAGACAAAAAAAGATCGCTGAACCAAAGTGCCCGTTATACTCGATTTGAGACACCATCGGCAATCTGGCGAGCTTTTGTTCAAGCTCTTCCGGGCGATCTTCCTTGTGCAGTGAGCTAATGCTTTCCGTGTGATGAATCGCTAGGAAATCATCCAACGGTATTTCGAGCGAACATTTGTACTGGTATATTTCAAGAGGATACATATTCGCCCTTCTCTTGAAATTGCAGAACGCCATAAAGTTCAGTCAGCCGACCGCATTCGAAATCCCACACATAATGATTTTCAGCGATCTTTTGCGCTTGTGGCATATCTTCCATTGAAAGTCCGGCTTCAACCAAATCGAAGCCGAATTGTAGATTGGAGTGAAAGCCGGAATTGTTCCGGATTTTCACGAATTTCCGAAGCTTTTTGATCATTTCGTCATGCGCTTTTGTCATGGTCCAATTTCCCCTTAACGATGGCAGCGCATTTCGGATGGTAATATTCTCGAAATGGCTTGCCGTTTTTCACCATGCGAAAACAAACCGTGCCTTTTGGCTTCCCGCAATGCGCACAGACACGTGCGAAAAATTTTTGTGTTGAGGGAGCTTCCGACATGATTCGAGTCCTTTTCCCGATCATATAATGAGAATGTAGAGAAAGTCAAGATCGTTGGGCTTCGATATTGGCATATAAATAGATTCACATCAACCGAGAATCTATCCGAAAATGCCATTTAATATCAACGATTTCCTTGCGAACCTGAACAAAGGCGGCGTTGCCAAATCAGCCAATTATGAGGTTATGATTCAGCGCCCGTTCGGCAACACATCCGGACAAGAGCGTGACATGATGTTTCGTGTCTCGAATTGCACAACGCCGGGCCGTCGTATCGAGACAACAGATATCCAAGATTATTCCATGGAGCGCTTTGTTGGGTACAAAACTTCGTTTGAAGATGTATCCATGCGCATCCTGCTTTCGGAAGATTTGAGAGAAAAGGAATATTTCGAAGAATGGTTAGACGCAATCGGTGGAAACTATCGTCTAGACCAGTTGAATTCCCAAATGTTTGATATCGGTTTCTATGACGACTACGCTCTAAATACAGTTGTCCAAATTACACAATTCGACGCCACAGGCGAACCAACCCATCTCCATATATTAAAAGAAGCTTACCCAATATCTGTAGGATCATTGGATGGTTCATGGGACGCCGACGAAATAATGTATTTGGACGTTATTTGGAAATACAGATTCTATACTTCCCTTATTCTATAACCCTAGAGGATAAATTTTGACACTACCTACAATTGCTGTCGCTACTTACACGACAAATTTGATCAGTGACAACAGAAAAATTGAATTCAGACCATTTCTTGCCAAAGAACAAAAAGCTTTGCTTATGGCCATTGAAGGCAACGATATTAAAGAAATTGTTCACTCTGTCATGAACGTTTTGAAGGCTTGCATACTCACTCCCGGCATTGACGTTTTCAAGCTTCCTTCATTCGATATTCAACATTTGTTCTTGGAATTGCGCAAGCGTTCCGTTGACGAAGTGATAGAGCTAAAAATGCATCACCCAGAAAGTGATCATTCCGAATGCCAACATGCACAAAAACTGACATTGAACCTCAATTCTGTGACAGTGGAACGTGATCCGACACATACGAAAAAGATCAAGATCAATGACGACATTGGTGTTGTCATGAGATATCCAAACTCGAATATGTTCGAAAAGTATTCAGGCGGAACAGTGCAAAATGTGTTCGGCCTAATTTCAGAATGTGTGGAATCCGTATTCGACAAAGAAAATGTGTATTCGGATTTTACTTTACCACAAATTTCGCAATGGCTTGAACAGCTTACACCCGAGCAGTTGCAAGTGATTACAAACTTCTTCCATACCATGCCTTCATTACATTTCGATATCAAATACAAATGCAGTGGATGTGGTCAAAATGTAGAACATCGTTTGGAGGGACTATCTGATTTTTTTATCTAGGGATGTGTCATGATAGCCTAGAAAATCATTATATGCAGAACTTCTATCTCATGTTCGACTACAACCAAAACATGGAATATTGGGACGATATGATACCTTTCGAGCGTGAAATATACATGACCATCCTAGCACAACGCATTGAAGAGAGAGCGCATGACAGATAACAACAACGGAACAGCACAAACACCATCACAAGGCAAGGTAGAGCTTCCAAAGCCCCCAAAACAAGACATTTGGGGGCGTGATCTTCCTTTGCCAAACGTCAACCAAAAGCAGGATGACGAAAAGCGTGATAAGCTGATTGTGAATTCCATTGAAAAGGTCGTTGCCGAAAATTCCGAAATTTTCTCGGATATCGTTAAGCAGTTCAAGACATATACCGACTCCATTCGTTCATCGAACCAAAATTTTCTATTGAAGCAAGGCCGTGTCATGCTTGCGGAAATGCGCAAGTCGTTTCTGGAAACCATGGCCGATGAAGCTGGCAAGTCCGGAGATGAAGCCAAGGCCGGAACCGTCAATTACACCTTGCGAGTTGTGACCAACAATCTGGACCGACTTATCAAAGAACAGGAAGAAGCCAACAAGGCAGTCCGTGATAGATTAGACAAAGCTAATAAAACCGCTTCCGACAATTTACAGACGGTTCAAGCCGATTCGAAGGAAAACGAGAAAGATCGTAAGGCCCGTGCGAACGCAGAGAAAAAGGCTGAAATCGCCCGCAAAAGGAAGGATGCCGAAGATCGAGAAAATGAGAAAGAAGGAAAACTTCTAAAGGGTATCAAAAAATTTATTTTTGGCCAGACCGCAGCCGAACGCCGGGAAGAAGCCAAGAACAAGCCTAAGCGTTCTGGTGGCCTACTCGACTCCATGGGGTTGGATTTCTCGTTTAGCGGGATTCTTTCTATGATAACCAAAATTGGGCTTGGTGCAGCCGGTCTATTTGCTGTTCTAGGGACTAAGGGCACAGAAGAATTATTCACTAAACTTGCGCCTGTTTTTGGTACAATTATCAAAGATATTACCGAACAAATCATTGAACCAATGATTCAAACGATCTTTTCGGCTGTTAAGAACATGATTTCGGACAGTATCGCTAATTCCCTTGGCGTGTCTAATGGTCCGGCAACCGGTAGCGAACCGCCGCCAATCGCCGGGACACACGATGTTAAACGTGGTCCAGAGGATGCTCAATGGTTAGCTGACCATCCGGCAGCTATAGCTACACGTGGCATAGGTCGAGGCATGGAGCATTTATACGATTTTGGTAATCTAATGTATGATCGTTGGATGAAGATGAACGATATTAAACACGGTTTCATCGCTCAGCCACAAGAACCCGTGATCTTGAATTCCAATGAATATGACATGCAACAGCAAGCGGAAAATGGCGCTGGCGCTCTTGCCGCTGGTGAACGCAAGGCACGTTCATTGGACGAAGCACCTTTGCCATATTTGAAGCCAGAAATCGACAAAAATCCATTGTCGAAAGCCGATATGCTGACTGCGAAAATGGCACAGGAAGATGAAGCCAAAGCAAGAGCATCACGCATCTATGATGCGCAGAATGCCAAGCTTGCCCGTGAAGACGCATTGCCACAATCTTTCAAGGATTCCGTGAACAATTTCTTTGGCACAGTCGCAAAGAAACTGGACGATGAACGCAAAAAGGAAAAGGCCGATATTGCCGACAAGAAATCGCAACTCGGAAATGCCTTTGGTTCATGGGCCGATAGCCTCGAAAGTACGATGCACGACACGTTTAAGAGCTTCTATGATGCCGTCTCGGGCGGTGCACAAAAGAATGCTTTCCAGTCGATGTTAGACTCGATGGACTCGTTGAAACACAATGATTTCAGCGACATGGTTGATTCAATGGATAAATACAAAGCTACAACTAACAAGATGAAGGCGGCTTCACAAATGAAACAAGCGCCAACACCTATTATAGTTCAAGCACCAAGTACAGTCAATCAGTCAACAACCGTATCGAATGGAACGACAATCAATTCTTCTGTTTCTGTAGGAAACAATAGAAAGTTCCTTGGAAGATAAATGCAATATTGTACATATTTGACTCTGTATAGAGGAAATAAGTTACCTCCATTTTATATTGGATATACCTCAATCGCAAAGATAGAACGTGGCTATAGAGGAACAGTTACATCGAAGCAGTACAAATTAATATGGAAACAAGAGCTTAGAGATAATCCAAATCTATTTAAAACAGTGATTATCTCTAATCATGATTCAAAAGAACAAGCTAAGCAACGTGAAACAGAACTTCAAAGTTACTTTTCTGTTCACACTAACCCAATGTACATCAATAAAATAATAAGTGGAGCATTACTATTTGCTCCCGGTCATTCAGAAGCTACTAAACAAAAAATCCGATTAACAAAATTGGGTTCTAAAAATCCATTCTATGGGAAGACACATTCAGAAAAAGTTAGAAGTAATATTTCCAATAGTGCCAAAAATAAATCAGATAAACATAGAACAAAATTATCGGCCAAAATCAAGCTTTTGAACGCAAATAAACGCAAATCCATAACGGATGGATACACAACTTTTGACAGTGTAAATGAATGCGCTAAATATTACAACATACATAGAAGGTCTGTTCTTAGAAAAGTACACGCCGGGCAATTTAGGTATCTGTAATGCCATCATATACAATTCAAAAAATTCTTGAAGATGCCGCCAAAAAGAACCAAATCTTTCAAAAAAATGAGGAATCCCATAAGTGGTTTTACGAAAGAAGTAGAAGAACACTAACCAGTTCTTCTAAGCTCATTCGTGAATACTCTCAATCAGATTTGAGAACCACAACACAACTTCAAATTGGTTGTCTTTATTTCTTCTTTTATGACCCTAAGTGGAAAGACGAGCTACCATATTATGATCGCTTTCCATGCGTGTTTCTGACTGATGTTTGGAAGGATGCAGGCGGGCGCACACAGGTTGCCGGATTGAACCTCCACTATCTTCCCTACAAACAGCGAGCATTGCTGATGGATGCATTGTTGGACCTAGAAAACAATGCCACGCTCACGAAAGATAAGAAGCTCAAAATTTCGTATGGCATTTTGAAGAAAGCGGCAGCTTCGAAGTGGTTTCGGCCAACATACAAGCGCTATCTCAAATCACATGTCCGCTCACGTCTTGTCAAAGTTCCTTATGAGGAATGGACAGTAGCGGCATTCCTACCAGTTCAAGAATTCGAAAAGGCCACGACACGTGATGTTTGGGCCGATTCCGTTCGCCGGATTCAAGGCAAACCAAGAAAGGCTAAACCACGTTCAGGCAATACCAGTTCCGTTAAGCCAGCTTCGGTGCCATCAGTGAAACCAAGACGAAATAGAAATACACCAACGAAATGAAAGGTTTCTTTATCACCAACATAGAGAATTCAGCTTCTTACCAGATTGGGAAAGCAAATGTTGCCAGAGCTAACGACTTTGGCAACTTGAAAGCTGAAATATTTGAAGGTGTTAAAGGGAGCGAAGCCTATCCTATTTTCGAAAAAGAGAAAATAAAATTTCTCGATATCAAGTACCAATCAGAGCTTTTCAAAGAACGCAACAAAGAGAAAAAATACGATGAACAACCCGGTCAGGCTGGTTGTTTCGCTTCTCACTATTTGTTGTGGAAAAAATGCATAGACTTAAACGAGACTATTGGTATTTTCGAATATGACGCCAAACAAACAAGAACTTTGCCAAAGAATATAGATTTTGAATCGATATTACACCTTGGCGGTTGGCATCCCATCAAAGATCAAGATGATGCAACTCTTATAAATGGAACAAGAGGATTGCACGAATACTTGGGTTACAATCGTTGGGGTTTCAAAAATGTAATGATTGGATTGTATGCTTATCTATTGAAGCCGAATGCAGCAAAGATATTGGTAAAAACAGCAAAAACAAAGGGTTGGTTTCCGGCTGATAGATTTATGTCAACAGACATAATTCAAATGAAAAAGCAAACATATAGTCCATTTCTATTTACAGCCGTTCCAATAATGAGTTTAACAGGTAACTATAATGTATAATGGCATCGAATTTCTAAGGGGCACGGGCGAGCAAATCGACTATACCCCGGAGATGCAAGCAGAAATCGTAAGATGTTACAACAGTTATGAGTATTTCGTAGAGAATTACATTAAGATTGACGATAACTCTGGTAATCTCAATCTAATCAAGCTGTATGACTATCAAAAGCGACTACTTAAGCTTATTCACTCAAACAAATTCGTTATTTGTAAGTTCCCTCGCCAGTGCGGTAAGACTACTTCGATGGCGACCTATATTGTTTGGTGTATCATCTTCAAAAAGCGTTTCAAGGTTGGTGTTGCCGCCGATAAGGACGAAACGGCGACCGAAATTATGGACCGTGTGAAGACTGCTTACGAAAATCTGCCATATTGGATGCAACAAGGCGTCAAGAAATGGGACGCTCACAAGGTCGTGCTTGAAAACGGCTCCCGTGTGGACGCTTCCGCTACCACCAAGAAAACCATGCGTGGTAAGACCTACAACCTTGTTTTGCTTGACGAATTTGCGTTCGTGGACCAGAACATCGCTGACCCATTCTTTACCGCTATCTACCCCGTTATTTCGAAGAATGATCCGACCAAGCGTATCGAGGAACAGACCAAACTTATCATCATCTCGACACCTAACGGCATGAATCACTTCCACAAGCTCTATGTGGAAGCCGAAAAGAAACAGAACACGTTTAAGAACATTGAAATTCGCTGGTACGAAGTGCCGGGCCGTGATGAAAAGTTCAAACAAGAAACAATCCGGAACATTGGCGACGACCGTTGGGAACAAGAATATGACGGCTCATTCCTTGGTGCCTCCACCAGCTTGATTCCGCCTAAGAAGCTGAAAACGCTTACTTGGGAAACACCGTTCGAAACATTCGAGGATATGGAATTTTATCGCCAGCCCGAGCCCGGTCACACATACTTCATTTCCGTTGACGTGTGCCGTGGTCGTGGTCTGGACTATCACGCTATGTCGATCATCGATATCACGCAACTGCCATATGTTGTGTGCGCCACCTATCACAACAATATGCTGGATACGATGTTGTATCCGACTCTGATTGTGAACATGGCTAAGCGCTACAATGAAGCGTTTGTGCTAATCGAATTGAACGACATTGGTAAGCAAGTCGCTGATATCTGTGTTGAATTGGAATATGAAAATATGCTTTCAACCGTGACCAAAGGACGCTCCGGACAGGTGTTGACGGTTGAATCGGGTAACGCCATGGGTCTAACCATGTCGAAGCCGGTGAAATCCACAGGCTGTTCTAACCTTAAGTCATTGATTGTAAACGATCAATTGATCCTGAATGACTACAAATACATTCAGGAATTGACCACGTTTGAAATTGCTTCTGGCCAGTACAAAGCGGCCCCCGGTGCGCATGACGATATGGTCATGTCTCTTGTGACATTTGCGTGGGCAACGACCGAAGTTTACTTCCAAGATTTGTTGGATGCTAACATTCGTGAAATGCTCTTCACAAAGCGCATCCAACAAATGGAAGATGACTTGGTGCCTGTAGGATTTCTAGGCGATATGAGCGGTGATGATACGCCAGTTGATTTTTAATCAACAAACTTGATCAACTCACCCTCAACGGTATCTATCCACAAGACGGCTTTTTGCGCTCCGATTTTCATGGTTGAAACAAACCATTTGTCTGGGTTTGAATGACCAAGGTTATCACAAATAATCCAGTCAAATGGCTTCTCTCGATGAATAACCTTTTGTAGCCAAAACTGGTAACCGCCAGACTTTGGCATAACAGTTACCTTTTCAGATATGCCGTAACCTTCCATGATATATGGTCTGCACTCGATATAAAGGACATTTAGCCCTTCATCAGTCAGCTTGTTGGCATATTTTGCCATCCAAGTTGATGCTCCACACATGCGAGGCAAAGCAAACTTCCACAATCGCTTTGTATCACCATGAATTTCTTCTGTCAGGCGAATTCTCTTCTCAATTGCATCGAATACAGATGTATCAAAAGTGTCCATTGATCGTAAAATGCCTTTTAACGTTATCGGGAATATCATTCCATTGCGAAGAACGCATGGAAATATGATTCAGATACCGACTGTTCATGAAACCATTATGAAAATAGCCAATGATCAGTGCCAATTCATATGTCGTTATGTCTTCTTTTGGTTTATATTTGACCGAAATTGATTTGTCGAACAATCCAGTCACTACAGATTTGTTCGAACCTTCGATATGATCACCCAAACCAACAAATCTCCATCAGAGGAAGTTTTGCGGCGTCGAATGATTTACCTTGATCGGTGAATTTCTTACGGCGAAGTTCGATTTGCTTTTCTGTCAAACCAATCCAGTGCGCCGTATATTCGATATTGTTCGAACCCAAATACTTGATTAATTTATCGAGTTTGTCGAAATTAGCTTCGTTGAAGAATCTTGTTTGCATCTTCTCTGTTGTCGTCCTTTCCAATGAAGAATAAACCAGACATGGTTGCGAGTTGTGTGATGAAGAATACTTTCACCGTTTCTTCTTCAAATGGTGACGTATATTCATCATACATTAGTCCAAATATTTGTACACCGTTGTCGTCGAGGTGATACAATTCAAAAAACACATCATGCTGAATAGAATTACAACAAAGAATAGTTCCCTCAAACCCTTTTCTGATTGTTGTTATCACATCTTCGTCTGTACCAGTGAATTTTGTTATTTCTATGATGCGCTTGTTGTTATAGCGCCCGATTAGGTCGTGAATTTTTGCCATTTGATAGCCTCTTTCTTATTGTTTGGAACATTGTAAATGTTCTTAGTGAGCTAAACATATCAAACACCAAACTCTTCTTTGAATTGCTGTCTAAGCTTGGCAAATTCTAATAATCGATCCTTCGTATGTCCTTGAAAAACTTGAAGTGTTCCGAATTCATCAACCACAAGAATACGATACTTATTTATGGAAATACCGGTGCGTTCCCGAAACATTTCGGCATACACATTTACTTGCATTCGATAGCCTTCGACGTATTCGGCCTTCTTTTCTTTCGTGGTTCCCTTGAAATCCACAATTTCAGGCTCTTCGAACACGCCCATTAGATCGGTGCGCCCGGCTGTTTTCAGTCGTTTGGAGTACAATGGTGTTTCAATGCACCATGCCTCTTTCATGTTGTCGTCAAGATGCTTGCGAAGCGTATTGAACAACGACCGGTGAAACGGAGTCGGTGGCGATACCGGTTGGCCAGAGATATAATCCTCCATCATCTTGTGAATGATGTTGCCACGTTCCGCCGCTCGATTGCGGGTAAATTCCGCCTTCTCTTCGCCTAGACGCTTACGCCACTTTTCGAGCCCTTCCTTGGCCCGGAGCGCCAGCACGGTCGTGACACTTGGAAACTTACCATCTGGTGTGATGTAAAAGCGCTTTCCATCTTCCTGAACCGATTGGATATCGGGTAAATTGAAATCTCTCAATTTTCTTCGGAATCCGGATGATCTTCCCGGTGAATTTCATAGGCATAAGAAATGCCTTCCCAATTATCGACGCCAGCGGCTTCTAGCGAGGATAGCCATGCGTCACGCTTAAGCAATTCAGTATACTCTTCAATAGGAATGGAAACTGTTGGAATAGCGATAAGTTCTTTCGTCACTTCTCTATTTCTTTCTAGCTCTTTGCGAGCCTCTTGTTGTGCTTGTCTCAATGCGTCTGTGTAGCTGTAACTAGAAGTCATTTTGTTGGTTCGTATCCGTATGCTAAAATCTCTTGCTCGTTGGCATAACGGAGCGTTTCAAAATAGAATTCTTCGTCATCGTCTTGTGTCCACCCATCACCACGGAAATAATGACCGGTGACGCCTTCCATAACATAGAAACCGGGCTGTAAACCTTCATCCAACATCCCTAGATCGTTGAACCAATAATCGATGCCAGCGCCTTCCGCCATCCAAAAGGCAGCACCATCATAATCATAGACTTCGATATTGTATTCGAGCCTGCCACGGTAATCCTCGACTAAGCCCATGATTTCAAAAACAATCATGCCTCTATCTTTGTATGAAGGAGGATCAAAATCGGTGTTGTCTTCTGTTCCTGTAATTTCTAGGAAAAATTCGTCTATTTCGTCGCTCATTTCGTCTCTACTAATCTCGCCTCATAATTTGGTTGCCGATAGCTAGGGCAAGACAGATAAAAACGGCAACGCCAACAAATCCCAAATATATCCATTGTGCAATTTGAGAAACAGCGATTATGTATATGAAACCGGCAGATAGAAATATGACAGCCGAGCCGATTAGAAAGGCTTTAAGGTCTTTGTTCATTGCAAACCAGTTTCTATACCTTGTTTAAAAGCATGGATGATTTCACCCATCTTCTGTGAGGCTCCAATTGGATTGAACAAAAAGGACAACACAATCAAGAACGCCGCAAGTGCTAAAATGTCTCTCATTTTTCTTTCTTTCCCCATGCAAACCATTCATGGTCATACTTATCAACGCATTGGTTTGGCCATTCGGCATCTTGTTTGTAGATCAATTGTGGAATGAATTGTGGATATTCGTGATTAAGTTCTAGACATGCAATGCGCATGTGATCATTCCATTGATCATCTTTAAGCTTAGTAATTTCATATTTGTTGATGGTGCAGAAAACAAAAAGCAGGACGCACCAAAACCCAAGAACAAAGTGTTTCACATCGTTTCCAATATTACTTTCACTCGGGAAGCATCGATCTTTCCCTGATATTTCTTCATAATTTGACCGACAAACCAGTTTTTAAGGTTTGTCTGCTTTTGTGCCTTTTCCCATTGTTCTGGGTTGGCTTCGATCACTGCTTTGAGCGCATCGAAAATCTCATAATCATGAACTTCTGCAAACACATGGCGAGTCCGAACAATGTCGTAATCTTCGGACAATTCAGGTAGCATGGCCTTTTTCTGATTGAATGTGAGTGTATCATTGACCAGTCGAATAAGCTTGCGCTTATCAGCGATCACATCCAAAGCCCTTGTGCCGGTTTCCTTGGCTATCTGTGCGATAGGTCCAATGAAGAGTTTGATTGCGTCTTCCTTGTTGTCGAAGGCGCTGAAAAGGTAACAGAAATTAATCCAGTCGGTTTCAAAGAGATTGCCGAGCGCTTCCGATGTTTTCCAGTCGATTGAGAGCCCGTATTGACTTTTCAGATAATGGATTGGTGGTTCAGCGAACCAAAATTTTCGGATATAGGCGGCATCAGTTAGCTTCGACCAAGACGTAACGAAACCAGTCGTCACATTCTTGGTCTTGCCAGTAATCCAATCACCCGTGATTTCGATATCGAAATGCACGATTTCATCATCACTCATAGAGTGTCTTTCTTAAAGGTCTAGGTCTTCTCTCGACAGAATCCACTCACGGCAAATGCCCGAGCGCACAATGTCATCAACGCCGAATTCAACTGATTTGAATGAAGGCATGTTTTCTAGAATTCTAATCGCCTCACGACCACCAGAAATCTCATATTTCTTTACCAAATCGACCTGTTTTGTGTCGCCGGAAACAATAACACGACAATTTTCACCGATACGGGTTATAACCGTATGAATTTCATGCATTGTGCCGTTCTGGAATTCGTCCAGTATAACAATTGCATCCTTGAATGTCAAGCCTCTTAGGTATGATGTTGTCGTAAATTCGAGAACACCCATTTTCTTTAGATTTTCGTATGCATTTTCACGATTGAACAATTCGGCGCACACACCTGTGTAGGCCATTTCATAGATTTTAGATTTTTCGGCAAGCGAGCCGGGCAAGAAACCGGAATCTTTTGTAGGAGCCGCTGAACGAATGACGATAACTTTTTTGAAGTCAGAACCGGGAGTGAGAACAGTTTTCAAAGCCAGATAGAGAGCGCAATAAGTTTTGCCTGTACCGGCTGTGCCATACATCAAAATATTGTAGTCTTTGCGGAAGGCATCGAACGCCTTTTTCTGATTAGTTGTCTTTGGTTGCACATCCACCAAGGTCATTGGTGTTCTTGGTTCGTGATAATGCTGAATGGTTTCTTTCTCTTTTGTTGCACCACGGCCACGTTTTACCGTTTTGTTGTACTTTCTTTTTGATGTTGGTGCGGCTTCAAAGAAATCGTCTAAAAAGTTGTCCAATTTGTTTTCCTGTTATTATTGTTATATTGGCCATGACGAAATATATTTCTATTATATGATGATTATATCCATCAAATTTCCCCCAAATTACCTGAATTGATTGTAGAACCGTGATTGTTCTTTTTGATGCGGTTGAGCAAGCTCTTCCAACCGTTATCGGTCTTGATCCCGCCAACATCATGCACCATTGAAGCATTAGTGATGATTTGAAATTTGTCTGGATTTGCTTTAAGGTATTCTTCACGCTCTGCAATCGTCATTTCCAGCGTGATTTCTTCCTGTGTATTTCTGTCTTCGAACGTGTAGAAAGGCATTATGTCCTTGTTTTTCCTTATAAAAATGAATATGCCCCTACATTACCTCTCGAAAGGCAATGGGAAGGGGCATTGGGTCAATATTCTGTTTTCATGTCTATATTTATAATCCTGCCGGGCACACCGATTTATTCCATATCGATGGAACGCCATGAGGGACGCTTGAAATTCACAAATTGTTTTGTGGAGGCATTAAAAAAATAATTTTTAACGGCGTTGTTGAGGATATCCCACTCAAACACAACGCATTCGTTCACATGCATACGAGACGGTATCGGATATTGAATCGCAATATTGTTGTTCAGTCGATCCGAAAACAATCCCTTGGCACCGGCATTTTGAAATCCTCGAAATTTCAGATTTACCATCAGCCTAAAATTGGGTCTGATCCAGTCATCCGAGCCAGAAAGATTTTTCTTCACAAATTTCTGACATTGCTCTTGGCAGCACTCCATATCGGGTATCATGTTGATAGGGAACATTTTAACGGAATGTGCGTGGATATAGAATTGTTCTTTTTCGTTGAAATTACAATAAACGGAATTCTCAAGTCCCACATTGTCAAGCATCGTTTTGGCGGAATTCGCAAACTTACATGCGTTTCCACCATCGGCATCCCAAGCGAGAATTTGGAATTTTTCATCTTCCGTTGGAAGCCAGCTTTTTATGGTTGTGATAACTTTTGAAGCCACGTCGGTTTACCAATTCGTGTTGATGCTGTTGTATCGACCAAAACTTTGGCCGTTTCGATTTTGCCATAGGCATATGTGATTTCTATCACATAACAATGATCTATTATCATCCTTCCAAGCCTGCTGAAAGTCCTACCAGAATCAGTCGGTATCAACAATCGTATTGGGCGATTATCAATGTCAACGAACTTGTATTGGCGCTCTTTCCCATTGGAAGCAGTTGTATATTTGTATTTAAAATGAACAAGCGTTGTAACCGAAAGTTCTTTTTCCCAACGTTTCACCAGTTTTTGCAAAATACTTTTGTTTTGAATGACTTGTAGCAACACACACTCTCGTGTGTATCGGCGGTCGTCACCTAAATCAAAGCAGACCAATGTTTTGGCGGGCGGCAGGCGGTTTAAATCATGGTAATGGACGCCACCATTTTCTGTCACATGGACAAGAGAATTATACGTGTATGCCCAAAATTGTACAGAATGAGGCACCACGAAATCGCTTGGTGGTTGCATAGAATCTCGAAAATTTGAAAGTATAAATAACATACTAACATAGGAGATTTAATTTGTCAACACTCACACCAGAACAGCGGGACGCTATCATCAAAACAATCTATGGTGAAGCAAGAGGCGAACCGGAAAAAGGTATGCGAGCCGTGGCCCATGTCATCAAAAACAGAACAGCTGATTACCGTTGGCCCGATGATCCGGAAGCCGTGGTTAAGCAGCATCTACAATTTTCGTCATGGAACACAAATGACCCAAATTATGCCAAAATTCAGGCGCTTCCAAAAACAAACACATTCTATCAGTCAATCGGCCACATTGTGGACGAAGTATGGGCTGGCGAACCTGATTTCACCAATGGAGCGGTCTATTATTATGCGCCAGCGGGTATGCCCGGCCATAAAGCACCAAGCTGGTGGTCTACAGCCGTAGCGGAATCTGGTGGCCAGATTCAGGTTGGTGGTCAGTATTTTGCCGGTAAGGTTCATACACAGAAGCCAGCGGCAAAAATTGTAAAGAGAACAGCTAAGAAAGCCTAATTTTGATGAGCTTTAAAAATTTCTTGATTGAATCCGCAACGGCAGAGGCAGCAAGAAGTCTTGGATTGACGTATTTTGGTTTTGGAAAATACGGCAAGGATGGACGTGTGGAATATATCGTGCATGATGGAAAACTCATTCCATTCAATGCTAAAGTGAAACAAGAAATTGGGGATACTGTTCCAACCAACAAGTCCCTTAAACCTATTCAGGATGGAACAAAGGTTTTCAATGGTGAACCAAGAGCGATTGAAACCCAGATTTCCAAGCAAACATCTGGCGCTATCGGTGAACATATTGCAGTTGCCTATCTCAAATCGATAGGCATTACCGATGCTGAACCTCTGAATATGCGTACTTCCAATTTTCCAGTTGATTTGATTGGCGATCATATGCTTTGTGAGGTTAAAACCGGACTGGTATCTAACCAGAAAGGTGCGCAACACTGGCGAGCAACCATCGGACAACCGGGCAAGGCCGAAACGGAGTGGCTTAAAAGCGCTTCTAAGGAAGAAAAAGCAGCTTGGAACAAGCGCAAAAATCAAGAAATTATGGACCGCAAGAATGCCGTCCTGAAAGATATGTCAAAAAAATACGGAACCCCTATGAAAGCCCGAACTTTGACAACAATCCTGAATCCTGATACACATACGGTTGACGTATTTTTGTTCGAAGGCTTCCATTCGAGCATAAAATGGAATTCCGAGGAAGCGAAGCGCTCTTACGTGGGGACGTTCAAATACCATGCAGACTGAACAAGATAATGTTCCAAAAAACGTTGTGGACGAATTCACCAACGCACTGAACGATCACGAAAAAGAATTGCGCAAACAAATGACGCATCATCTGGACCATCTTGAAGGCCAGAACGGAACAAAAGAGCCGGAACACAACGTCCATCACATCGACGTTGCCGATTCCGGTGTGGACCCTTCCAAAATTTCCTCAAAGTAGCGGTTGACATCCTCAATATTTCGATTATATTAATCTCGACATAGAGAGGAATTCGATGATTTGGGATGACGCCCGGTATGATCGTTTTTTGGATGGACGTGAATCACGCCGTCTAAAGCAGGATGCCCACAATCTAGACAAGCTGGATCGCCAAATGGCGGCGGCAGAAGCGATGATTGGCGAGCTTTGCAAGGAAGGCAAGCAAGTTTTTTACATCTATCCAGTGGGCGGCAAGTACCGTGAAGGCCCTCGCCACGAGCTTATCGATTTCCTCATTCGCAATAGGTATGTGTGATGACTGCCGCCCAATTCGAAGCTTTTGCCAATTCGTTGCCAAATGGTTTTTTGAAGACATGGAAGGCAAATTCTATGATCGGACAAATCCAGATGTACGGCGGCGTGGAACAGCTTGGCTTGGAGTGGGTTGAAAATTGCCTTCTGATGGAAGGTTTCACCAATGCGAACTGCATTGAAATCTACAAATTTTTGAGGGACACAAAATGACCAAGACACAGAAGCAGAAGCGTCGTTCCGAGATTATCAAGCAGCTTTCGGACCTTTCTCGCAATGGTTGGGCTGGCGCACTCGAATGCGACTACAAGCCGCTGGAAAAAGAGCTTGCGGAACTGGACGCATGACACCGCTCACCAAGAAAATTCTGTTCACCATCGCACAGGCCGTCGTCATTGGCGCTCTCACTGGTGCGATCACATCTTATTTTGTTGCAAACGCTGTTATGAAGGCAAACGGGTATTGACATGCATATTATTGTTTCAGATCAATGGCTTAACGATTGCGGGATGTCTCGCCTTTCCGGCGTTTCGCTGAAAGTTATCAAGCATACGCCCATGTGGTCGAAAGGCGAATCGATGTATGAAGTCGAATTGCCGGAAGGTCGGTCGTGGGTTGTGTGGTCGATTCGTGGCGTGAAGGAAGTCGATGATCCTTCGCCCATCGTTCCGGCTTCCGAACCCAGACCAGAGATTCGAACGGATTACCTTTCCGTTGTCGAAGCCAGAAAAAAGGTGAGGCGTCGTGGCAAAAAATCAGACCAAACAGCTTAAATCGAATCTTTTCGATAGGCCACGTTATGCCTTTGATGAAGAACATCTTTTTCACCATTGGCATGACGAGAAAGAGCGGGAAGAATTCGAAACCGAAACATTTCCGTGGTGGTCGCCGGTTTGGAACGAAGATCGAGGAACAAAAAATTGGCGACTCGTGAATCCACACGGGAATCTCTTCGACTTTGCTGAATTCTACAGACCATTCTTTGATACGGATTATCCGGGTTACAGGCCGGAATACCGTGCGAATCTTTCTACCGGTTCTTGTTACGAATGGACGCCCGTCTTTTTCCTTCATTGGATGAAGGCCGTCGTCTATGATCGCTCCATCTATCTGTGGAATCAGAACGAAAAAAGATTCAAGGCCGAATTTCCGAACAAGAAACCAGACCAGATCGCCCGCATGTGCGACGAAGAAAACGCAAAATATTTTGAATCGTTGCGTGGTGAGTGTTGACTCTCTCTATATTTCTATTATATTGGTGAATGTAGAGAGGAACGAATGACCTACGAAGTCCTTTATGAAAACCGTGGTGATCGCTGGCCATTGTGCAATGTCGCTCTGGTGACCAATGACAAGGACAAGGCGTTCGAATATTGCCGGAAGCTTTCCGGTCCTCTTGCCCAAGCCATTCACTATGTCATCACCAGCGAAGATGGTGTTACCCACTGGAACACCAAGGAAAAGGGTTTGTTGTAATGTCAATTGCTCTTTCGTTTGAAGCCAAGTTCGAAGACGGCGTTATGCGCTGGCAGTCCAGCGGTCGTGTTCCGCCCGAAGAGTGGGTTGAAAAGGCCATTCGGGAAGGCTATCCGGTCGATAAGGCCAAGTGTGACGCCGCCCGTTCCGCCGAGTTGAAGGAATTCTTCGCAGCCTATCGCAAGGCACAGGCTGAGAGAACGCCGGAACAGATTGCCGAAGAGCGTATGGAGGCACGTGCAGCCATGGGCGCTGGCGTGAAGATGGTCAACATCTTGACGGGCGAGGAATTCACCACGTGATAAAAGATGTGAAATATCTTTATTTCGATATCGACTCGGAATGTGTCTATCGTAAACCAACAGACCATTACGAATCCTTCCTGCCAACCATCGATTTGACGGAAGGATGGTTGGTGTTCGTGGAATACACGGTCTATGATTCGAACGGACCTTCACCCGGAACCTATTATGAAGTCATTGACTTGTATCCGGATGCCGAGTCGGCCCGAGCGCAAGCCATTCGAATCAAGGAACGTCAATGGGGCGATATCGGTCCTGAACCTGTCAAGGCTGATGGCAGCAAGGTCTATGAATCATGGAAGAATTGGGGACAAAGTTTCTCAAAATGCGTCATGGTCAAGGTAACCGTCACTGACAAAAAGCCCATCTTGCGGGAAGAGTTTAGGTGATCGGCAAGCATTTCAAGATTGTTGTTCCCGAACATTACAAAGAATCAGGCTTGCTTGTTCGGGAACATGTTGTGCGTTTCAAGGTGATCGATGTTGAAGGCGACACCGCTCTTGTGATGTATCGCAATGGAAATGTCGGTTCCTTGAAGATAGAGAATTTTCAGGATGATCCTGATTATCTCATTTACGACAGACGAGGGAACAAAATCCCAATTCAGAAAAAGGCAGCACAAAAGTACAGCGCAAAGAAGCGAAAGAGGAAAAGCGATGTGGAATTGCAATGCCAAGGTAAATGAACGACAACTGTTCGGAACTGCCCGATATTCGTTCGTTGGAGGCTATTCAGACGGATATTTCGGCAAACCCAAAGCTCTTGCGTATTCATCCGACAAGAATATGAATGCCAAAGCCTATAACGAAGGCTTTGTCGAAGGCAAGAAAGACAAAGAAACCGTCTAATTCAGAACCGTTATGAAGGCGGTTTTTAAATTCTGTGCAGTCGCCGGGCGAAATTTTCTGTTTTGTTCGGCGTCTGGATACATGAAAATGAATTCCACATCCGGATATTGTTTGGCGAACCAATCCAGATACAGCATCCGATTGGCGCAATCTGCTAGTGATGCTCGTGTTTCCGGGCCATAACCATTGGTGGAATCATAGATATTCGCCATGTTCAGTTCAGCATCCTCGAATAGGAAATCGAAGCCGATGCAGTAGAGGGACGTATGCCCGGCCTTGATCGCTTCACGCATAGCGACCATACCGGCGTTCTCTCGATTTCTGTAAGGCGAGTAGGCGAACGGTTCGTATTGTTCATCCTCTGGTGGCACAATGAACCGTTCCTTTGGGAAGGATGACTCCAGAATTTCCCCAATGATCTTGTCATCGATAGCGACCAGAAAATCAGGTTTGAAATCACGATAGGCCGCATTGCAGGCATACATAGGCCCGAGCAATTTGAAGTGCGTTAGATCGACTTCTTTGCGTGTCTTGCCATTACCAACGATTATCGCAGTGGTCATTCGTCGTCATCGCCTCTATAAGGGTAAATGCTACCCGGCAGTTGTTCATCATGTTCTTGTTGTTTTCGTTTACGCTGTTCTCTGATTTCATCTTTCGATGGTTTCTTATAATCAGAATAGCCGGAATCATCGTAATCCAGCTTATGGCGTTTATATGATTTACCCATCGTTAGACAGTCTTCTTTTGTCCTTTTGGACGACCGGCTTTCTTCACAGGCGCATTAAAAACAGTTTCCACAATCGCTTGATTGCTCTTCAATGTTGCGGCATCCAAGGCAAGATCGCCATCGCTCTTAAACGAGTCACCCAATACAGAATCGTCAAACCCCTCGAAATCTTCTCCCAACAAGTTCGAAGAGCTTTCCAAAGGGGCGGTAACGACCGCTTTCTCTTTTTTTGGCTTTTCAACTTCCGGCCCCCATTTGGCAACCAAGAGAGGGAAAGCTTCGCTGATGAGCGCACGTGTGATGGTTTTGTTTGGCAGCGCACGATGGTCCTTCACATAGAGCAACAGCTTGGCGTCCTTTGGATGCAGTGTTTGCAGTAGTGAAATGAACATCGTTTCACGTTTAGCAGGCTTCATATGTGGATATGGGCCGGTCGAATTGAAGTGCTGTAGCAAGCGAAAATCTTGCCAGATACGACCGTCCAAAAGAACGGCATCATCCTTGCAAGGCTCATAGGGCGGCTCACCTTCCGGAACAAGCCATTTGATATTGGAATCAAAGACATAGCCCAAGAACGCTTTCAGATTTTTGTTAGAGTATTTGTGGAGAACAGCGATCTTCTCTGATTTGGTTGGAGCCTTATCGGCTTCTTC